ATGGAATTACAGACAAGAGTATTGAAACTACTGCTGTTGCATTTGAAGCTGTTGGTATTGGAACAGGAGCTTTAGACTTCTTTGAAGATGTTAATATTGGTGCTCAATATCTTGGACATGGAGTATTAGAAGGAGACCCAGAAGCTATGAAGACAGGAGCAATAGTGGCATTAGCTATTATCTCTGTTGTATATACTTGGGGTGGAACAGGAGCTTCAACAATTGGTTTATTGGCTGACATTGGTTACATGGGTACAACTGCTACCGCAATAGGTAATGCTGTTGGTTTAGCATATACAGCATACACAATTTATGGGATAGCTCTACCGATAGCACAAATAGGTGAAATGATTAAGAAATATGGTGATATGGCTATGAGTAAGCTATTGACTTTAGCTAGTGATATGAGAGCTAGACTAGACTTGATGTATACTAATATGTTTATCAATGGTGCTATGAACTTCTGGATGGCTGGAGGTATATTATATGATGCCCCTAGAGCTGGAGATGTTAATTTCAATATAAGTGGGCACTTAGGTACAGAGAGGTTTTTAATGAAGCAACAGACAGGTGACACAAGTAAGACTGACCAGATACAGGGTAAATATAAAAGCCCAATGACTAAGGCTTATGGCTTTTTAGCTGGAGATGAATTCTTCTCTGTTGCTCCAATGGCTCAGAGGATGAGTTAATGACGATAGAGGATTATGATATAATTTCAACACAAGGTAGTGAAAATGACTGAAGAACAAATACTTAAGATTGTAAAAGAAGACTTTGAAAATGCTAAACAAGCTAAACAAGGTGTCGATAAAAAGATGCAAACATGGTTGGATGAATACAATGGTGAACCATATGGTAATGAATCTGATGGTCATAGCCAAGTAGTTGTCAAGGATATTAAGAAGGCTGTAGAGTGGTTTCTTCCTAATGCAGTAGAACCTTTTGTTGGAAAGAACAGAATAGTTAAACTTAATGGTATTACTGCTGATGATGTAGATAGAGCCAATATAGCAGAGAAACTACTTAACTATCAGTTTGTTAGAAACTTTGATAGATATGGTTTCATATATGATTGTTTCAAAGTTGGAGCTACAGAAGGAACAACTATTGTAAAGTGTGGTTGGGAATTCAAGGAAGAAGTCAAAGTTGAGAAACTTGAATCATGGACAGAAGAACAATTGATTATGGCTGAACAGCAAGGTATTGAAGTTGAAGTTGATGATGAAGGTGTTGCTAAACTAACTGCTAGAAAGACTATTACTAATAAGCCAACAGCTAGAGTAATTAGAAATGGTAAGTTCTTTATAGACCCAACAGCAGACACAATAGACAATGCTGACTATGTGGTTGAGACAAGAGAAGTATCATTGAGTTCACTGAAGGAAGAAGGTATCTATGATAACCTAGACAGACTGTCTTCTACAATGAAAGAGTATGATGAGAGTACAGTAGAGAACGCTAGGAACGACAGAGGTTCTGATTATGGATATAACACTAAAGACTATCAAAGTGCTGATGAATCGCTACAGAAGATTACATTACATGAGTATTGGGGTTTACTTGATATAGATGATGAAGGTATAGCTAAACCAGTTGTTGTAGCTTGGGTAGGTAATATCGTAGTCAGAAACGAAGAGAATCCATATCCAGATAAAGCTAAACCTTATGTAGCTACTCCATTTGTTAAGACTCCATTTATGTTCTGGGGTGATGCACTAGCTGAGTTTATCTCTGATGGTCAATTCATTAGAAGCGGTATCATGAGAGCTATGTTGGATAATGTAGCACAATCTAATACTGGATTTAAGTTCTTTAGAAAGGGTGTATTAGACCCAGTTAATAAGAAGAAGCTAATGACAGGTATCGGTGGAGCTATTGAGATTAATGGTGATAAGAATGATATGTGGGATGGTAACTTCAATGCTATGCCAGCTACAATCTTTAATATGTTTGAGATGATACAGAGAGAGAATGAATCACTTAGTGGTATCTCTAATGTAGCTCAAGGTTTAGACAGTAGAGCATTGAATAGTGCTACTGCTTCATCAATAGCTCAATCATCTGGTCAGAAGAGAATGATGGAGATAGTAAGAAGATACTCTGAATTGATTAAAGACTTAATGCGTAAATGGATTAGTTACAACAAGGTTTATCTTAATGAAGAAGAGGTTATTAGAATTAGTGGTAACTATGTAGAGTTCACTAGAGATGACATTGATGGTGCTTATGACATTGACATTACTGTTGGTGTAGATGGAGTTGAAGAAACTAAAGCTAATCAGATAACTATGTTAATGCAACAGATTGGTGGACTAAGTGGAACAGTAGACCCATTGGTTCTAAATAAGCTATTAGCTAAACTTGCTGATACATGGGGATTTGCTGATATAGCTGCAGACCTAGAACAAGCTGAACCACCTCAACCAAGTCCACAACAAGTAGAAGCTAGTCAGCTAGAGATAGATAAGCTTAAAGCAGAGATAGAGAAGCTTAAGTCAGAGACACATGAGAACATGAGTGATGCTAATGCTAAGAATGTTCAAGCTAAGAAATCAGCTTATGGTATAATTGACAAAGAATAATTAGTTGTCACCTTGACACAAACTGGAAAAATTAACTAAAGGATTGCAATTGCATACCCAAGAAGAGATAGACGAATCGAAGATAGAGTTAGCCGAAGAGCTTAAGAAGTTATATAAGAACAAAAGCTTTAGAAAGCTGATACTTGATGGTTTCTTAACTGATGGAGCAACATACCTAACTAAGAATTTGACTAAGGTTAAAGCTGAGTACGAAGATGATTTAGTCGTAGAGATGAAAGCAAGAAGTATCTTGTGGAAGTATTTAGATACTGTTGAAGAAGATGCTAATAGTATCTTAGAATCAAGACAGATGTAAGGGATTAGATTATGGAAATAGAGAACACTGAAGAGGAAGTATTAAACCAAGATACTCAACCCACTGATGATGAGCTGTATGATGCTGAGTACGATAAAGCATGGACAGGTGAAGAAGAACCCTTAGAACAACCAAACGAAGAACCAGAGACTACTGACGAGATAGTTGAAGAAGAAGTTGAAGAGGACTCTAAGAAAGAAGTAATTGCAGATGAAGACACACCAGTTGAAGAATCTGAAAAAGAAGAAGCTCCAGTAGAAGATTTTGCTAAAGTTCTTAAATGGAACAAAAAGGAAATACCTGTAACTGAAGAAGAGTTGATAGCCTTAGCACAAAAAGGTTTTGACTCAACTATGTTAGGCAATATCAGCAAGGATAAGAACCCAGAAGCACTAGCTCTTTTGGCTGAACTAAATGGTATTGATATGTTTGAAGCAGAAAAGAAAGACTATCAACCAGTAGTAGAAAGTAAGAATTATGAACTTGAAGATGTTATAACTGAAATCAATAAGAATGAAGAAATAGCTACTCAAATGAATGATTACATTTCAAGTGTACCACAAGCTGTTAAAGATACTCTTACACAGAACCCTGATGTTCTTAGAGGATTAAATACAGATATGGTTAATGGTATTGCACAACAAGTTATGCCTGAGGTTATTAAGCAGTTAGCTATTAACCCTAGACAAGATTTTGTTAGTGTATATCGGGAAGTAGGACAGAGGATAATGTCTCAACAAGAAGCTCCGCAGAAAGAGGTTGTAGAACCTAAGCCTGTAGCTACTAGAGATGATAAGAGAAGGGTAGCAGTAAGTCCAAAGAACTCTGCTCCTAAGAAAGCTATTGCAGATGACTATGATGCAGCATGGGATGATAATAATCATTTCAATGATGTGTTGTTGAGACTGCAAGGCTTCCAATAAAGGACGATTATGAAAAAGACATTAATTGCATTATTAGCAATAGCGTGTTTAGTTACTGTTGGTTCTGCTAAAGAAGCAGCACTAGCTGGGTCTATTACTGGAGATGACGATAATGTTACTGAAGTATGTATTGGATTTATTCCAAGCTATACTCAAGTTGTTAATCTTACGGATAATTTAGTGGATGAGAAGTATACAGACATGGATACTAATGCTACTATATTAACTACAGGCTCAACTGGAGTAATTACTTACCCAGAGACAAGCACAATAGTTATAGGAACAATTACCGATGAAGATGGTGATGCATGTTATGGTTTCAGCTATGTAAATAGCGGTTCAGATAAATTACAATATAATGTAATTAGATAACCCAGAAAGGATTAATTATGGGAAATACAACAATGACACAAGTACCAGCTGGAATAGCTGCGTTCTACGACAAAAATTTACTAATGAGAGCAGTACCTTATTTTGTACATGATAAGTTTGGTCAAGCTAGAAACCTAGGTGTAAGTGATATTACAGCTAAAGTTGTTCAGTATGGTGACTTTGTTACTCTAACTGATAAGATTGCAATGCATGTTGAAGACAATGTAGTTAAAGAAGCTACTGACATTCTTGGAGACCAAGCTGGTTTAACACTAGATACTGTATGGAGAGATGCTGTAGTACCTAATATTGCTAATGCTACTATCCTTACTGTTGCTGGTGCTACTGCTGTTGAGACTGGTCTAGTTGCAGCTGATATTATCACTGTTAAAGCTATGGATGTTTCTATTCTTACTCTTAAGAAGAATCTAGCTAAGAAGTTTACTGGTATCATTACTGGTTCAACAGGTGTTGGTACAAGTCCAGTAAGAGCTTCTTACATGTCAATCATCCATCCTGATGTTATTTATGACTTAGAGGGTATCACAGCATATAAGAATGTATCTGAGTATGCTTCTCAAGGTAATGTTCAAGAAGGTGAAGTAGGTTCTTATAAAGACATTCGTTTTATTGAATCAACTCAAGGTTACATCAATACTGATGGTGGTGATACTAATGTAGATACTTACCATACTCCAATCTTTGGTAAAGAAGGTTATGGAGTTGTTTCTCTTCGTGGTAAACGCAAGTTTGAAACATTCGTTAAAGCATTAGGTTCTGGTGGTACATCTGACCCAATTAACCAAAGAAGTACAGTTGGTTGGAAAGCTTCTACTGTTGCTAAGGTTCTTAATGATGCTTACATGTGTTCAATCATTAGTTCAAGTTCACAAGGTGACAACTAGAAATAGTTAGTCAAACTCTGCTTAGACCCTTTAGGGTCTTTGCTACATAAATACCCTAAAGGATTTTATAAATGGAAAACTTAAAAACAGAAGCAACTAGACTAGGTTTAGACTTCAAAGGTAATATCAGTAAGTTTGATTTAACTGAATTAATCGAGAATGAAAAGAAACGAATTGCAAACGATTCACCAGACGATAAGATTAAGGTTATAATCACTCCTAGAGATACAGAAGAGAAAGAATGTTATGTACGACTATAGCCTCACCAAGCACAATTTCAATTTGATGAAGAGATAGAGATGCCTAAGCTAGTTGTAGAGTTTCTAAAGAGTAAAGGTAGTTATGTCTACGATAACAATGGTAAAAAGA